CACAATGGCAAGTGGGTGATATAGTTGTTATGGGGTATTTAGGTGGTAAATTATATGGTCATATTCAAGTTTGGACTGGATGGAAATGGGTTAGTGATTTTTCTCAAAATGTCATTCAAGCAAACCACGTTGATAATACAACCATTGCTATGTGGAGATTAAATGAAAATGGTAAAGCTGCAGTTGCATCTCAGAAAAATAAAAAAGCATAATATAAATTAGGTTAAAATCCTTTATAAAAATGCAAAATACTCAAAACATATATTTATAGTAAGTTAACAAATATTTTTAAAATGGATTCTAAAAAATTAGCACAACTAATTAAATTAGTTGTAGAACAAGAAATTAAGAAACAGCTTCCTAAAATGATTAAGGAGGAAGTTAGTAAGTTATTAAACGAAACGAGTACTCCAAAACCTAAAAAGGATATTTTGGAAGAAGTTGACCCGTTTGAATTAGCAACTCTATTATTGGAAAAAGATAGAACAACTACTACTACTATTAAAGAAGAAGTAAGACAAGTTCAACCGGTAAAACAATTGAGTAGAAATTCAACTATAAATGAAATACTAAACCAAACAAAACCATTTACTGCTGCACAAAGAAGTGCGGGACAAGTGGGAGGTGGTTCATCTATTTTAGATAATTACCAAATGGAACAACCAATAAATGAAAGTTACTCAAATTCACATATTCCAAACTATATGGATGCAGAACCTGATATAGATGAAACAATATCATACGGAGGTGGTGCACAAGGTGGGATTGAAACAATGAGAAGTCAAATGGCTTCTAAAATGGGATATGGTGATATGGGAGGAAGTGGTATTAAAAAAGGTGGGTTAGGTGTTACGACTGGATTAGCAGGATTAGACAGAATTTTAAATAGAGATAATTCGGAATTAGTTAAGAGGTTTAAGAAATAATATGGCTTATGTACTTGGTAGTAAAATTGTAAAGGATACGCAAGAATTTGATTCTTACGCGTATGGAATAACTTTACCTATTAAAAGAGGTAATACTGGTTATTTTGAACAAGCCTTTACATCTTTCGAACAAGCAAAAGCAAATTTAAAAAATTTACTATTAACGGCAAAAGGTGAAAGAGTAATGCAACCAGAGTTTGGTACAGGATTACAATCACTTTTGTTTGAACCAATGGATGATACGTTTGAATCACAATTACAAGATGTAATTACCCAAACTGTCAGTTATTGGTTACCATATATTAATATTGAAGAAATTGATGTAGAAATGACTGATGCTATGAAGGATAACCACACAGCACATATGACAATTCAGTTTACGGTCGGAAATACAATTGAAACACAAGAAATAACTTTTACAGTTAGGGGATAATAATAATGGCATTAAATAGTATAACAAGAAAAAGTAATCAAGGTAGAGATATAAAATATCTTAATAAAGATTTTGCCGGTTTCCGTCAAAACTTAATTGAGTACGCAAAAACTTATTTCCCACAAACATATTCAGATTTTAACGAAACCTCACCGGGTATGATGTTCATCGAAATGGCATCGTATATTGGAGATGTTTTGGGGTATTATATCGATGATACATTAAAAGAATCCTTAATGTTATACGCAGAGGATAAAGAAAATGTTATCGCACTTGCACAATATTTAGGATACAAACCAAAAGTAACATCACCTGCATTAGTAAGATTATCAGTTTATCAATTAGTTCCAAATATAGATAGAGGGGCTAATAACAGACCTAATTCTGAGTATTTCCTTAGAATCAAAGAGGGAATGGTAGTAGAAGCAAATACAACCGGTACACTATTTAGAACAACTGAATTATTAGATTTTAGTGTTGAAGATGAGAGAGAAATTACAATATATAGAAAAGATGCCGATGGTGAACCAACCTTTTATTTAGTTAAAAAGTACGTTAACGCAATCTCTGCAGAATTAAAGACAATAGATATTACATTTGGAACTGCACAAGAATTTTCAAAAATAGATTTGGCAGAAACAAATATAATTCAAATATATGATGTAAGAGATAGTAGTGGAAATAAATGGTATGAAGTTCCATATCTTGCACAAGAGATGGTATTTGTTGATTATCCTGTATCAAATCAAACTGATAAGGATTTAGTTCAATTTAAAGATTCAGTTGCAAACGTTTTAAAATTAATAAAAACTTCTCGAAGATTTGTAACAAAAGTAAATCCAGACAATACTACAACAATTGTATTTGGTGGTGGTAATTCTACCTCATCTGATGAAACCCTTATACCAAACTTCAAAAATATAGGATTGGGATTAAATTCATCAATAGATAATTTAGGTGCATCATTTGACCCTGCAAACTTTTTAAAGACAAGAAGCTACGGTCAGGCACCTGCTAATACTACTATTACAGTTTCGTACTTAGTGGGTGGTGGTATTTCGGCAAATACTCCAAAAGGTGAAATAAATAGAATAACAAACGTTTCCTTTGATGAAGATACAATTTCACTTAGTGGAGATGAATTAGCAGCATATAGAGTAGCTAAGGGTTCAATCGCAGTTGAAAACGAAACAGCAGCAAATGGGGCAAGAGGTGCAGAAACTATTGATGAAATCAGAGAAAACGCCCTGGCTACATTTGGTTCTCAAAACCGAGCAGTAACTCGTAAAGATTATCAAGTAAGAGCATTATCACTTCCTGCAAAGTATGGTGGTATTGCTAAAGCATATTGTGCACCGGATGGAGAATTGGATAATAACTCACCATCATCTATTCTCGCAAACCCAGATACTCTAAGTGAATTTACAGGTATTGTAACAAGTTTACAAGGTAAGAGTGAAATGGAAATTAAAGATGCGGTTAACAAATTTTTAGTAGGAAAGAAAAATAATACAAACGAAAAGAATAATCCATTTGCAATTAACTTATATATTTTAGGATATAATTCTAATAAGAATTTAGTGCAAATCGGAACAAATCAAGCACTAAAAGAAAATCTTAAAACTTATTTAAATGAATATCGTTTGTTGACAGATGGTGTGAATTTAATGGATGGATTTATTATAAATATTGGTGTTGATTTTGAAATTAGAACTTATAGTGGATATAATAAAAGGGAAGTATTAGTAAGATGTATTGATGAAATTACAAATTACTTTAATATAGATGATTGGACATTCAATATGGCAATTAACATAAGTGAATTAGAATTATTAATTGCAGGAATAGAAGGAGTTCAATCAGTTCCAAAATGTGAAATAGTAAATAAATGTTTAGGTCAATATTCAAGTAATTCATATAACATTGCAGAAGCAACAAAAGGTAAAATGGTGTACCCATCATTAGACCCATCAATATTTGAAGTTAAGTTTCCGGCAAAAGATATTAAAGGGAGGGTTGTTTAATGTATACTTTTTTAACAGCATCAAAAGATGCAACAATCTATTTACAACAACCAACTCAAAACACTGGTTTAGATGAAATATTAGAAATTTCTAAAACTTATTATGGAAATTCAAAAGATGTTGCTCATACTCTAATAAAGTTTGAAACAACTGCTCTTTCTGCATCTCTTGCTAGTGGTGCAGTTACTATGAGTTCTGCAGAATTAATTCTTAGAGAATGTGAAGCAAATGAAATACCAATAGATTATGTAATCTATGCAAACCCAATTACACAAAGTTGGGATATGGGAATCGGCACTCGTTTTGATGATATCTCAACGGATGGTGTTACATGGAATCATAGAACAACTGGGATAGATTGGATTACAAATGAATTATATATTACAGGCAGTGTAACGGGTTCATATAATGGTAAGGGTGGAGTGTGGTGGACTGGTTCGGCAACATCACAATCATTTAGTTATCAAAGTGCAGATATTAATATGAATGTAAAAACTATGTTTACTTCGTGGGTATCGGATTCATTGCCAAATGAGGGTATAATTTTAAGACATTCAAGTGTATTAGAAAACGATGAGGAAGATTACGGACAATTAAAATTCTTTGCAAAAGAAACAAATACTATATATCAACCAAAAGTTAGAATTGGTTGGGATGACCAATCATTTATAACGGGTTCGTTAACTCAACTGACTTCTGACGATATTCATGTAACATTTAAAAAATTAAAAACAAAATATAAAGTAGGAAGTACTCCTGAAATTGGAGTTTTTGCTAGAGAAAAATACCCACTTAAAACTTATTCAAATTCATTTGCATATAACGATATAAAATATTTACCATCTACAACTTATTATCAAATTAAAGATGTGATTACTGATGAAATTATTGTTCCATTTAGTGATTATACAAAAGTAAGTTGTAATAGTAATGGAAATTATTTTAAATTAAATTTAACAAATTGGGAAACTAATAGAAGTTATTATGTTGAAATAAAAATAGATAGAAGTGGTGTAATAGAATATTTTTCAGATAAAGATTTAACGTTTACAATAGAGAAATAAAATATGTCATTACAAAACGAATTTAGAGTTTCAGAATTAATATCAAGTGGTTCTGCTGTGATTACCTCTCAAAACGAACAAGGTAATCATACTTTTTATGTCAAACCCACTGCTGAAGATTTTGATGGTGAAACCTCTGGATATGTTGAAAGACCTAAATATAATGAAGAGCAATTAAAAAAGGCGGTTAATGTAGTTGTTGATGAATTAATATCAGCACCTGCGAAACCACAACCAAAAGTTGTTCCTCAAAAAACATACGATAGATTAGAAGCATTATATAATGAATCATTAGGAAAAAATACTGATTTAAGTAAACAATTAAGTGATGCCCTGGCTGAGATTGAAACTCTAAATACTGCAAACGAGGCATTGGCTACTCAAATAGATGTAGAAAGATTATTAAGAGCATCGGCAGAGAACGAATCACAAATTACAAATAATAAATATGTTTCGCTAATTCAAGATTTTCAAAATGCACTTTCAAAGGGTATTAAAGAAGGTATTGAAAGGGTTTCATTAGAAGCACAACTTAGAGGATTACAGGCCGAGAAACAAACCTTTGATGAATTACAAAAGAATTTAACTGCACAATTAGAAGCTGCAAATGCAAGGGCAATTGAATTACAAAATCAAGTTACAAACGCACAACAATTATTAGCACAAGCTCAAATTACAGCATCACAGGCTCAAGCAGCTGCTGCAACCGCAAGTGCATCAGCCACCCAAGCACAACTTGCCAATACCAAAAAGAAAAAGATTATTTGTAATGAACTTTACAAACAAGGGTTCTTACCTCAACATATTTGGAACGCGGATGAATTATATGGTGAAATGATGTATAAGAAAGACCCATCATTAGTTTTAGGATATATGATGTGGGCTAAGAATGTGGTTGGGTTTATGAAAGCAAAACCACAATATACAAAATGGATTTATACAATGGTAAAGCCGTGGACAGAACATATGGCATACGAAGTTGGAATCCTACCTAACGATAATTGGATAGGAAAGGTAATTCATAAAGTTGGTAAACAATATTGTTATTATGTTTATAATAAACAAATGAGTAAAAGAAAAATACTAGCATGGCAATAAATCAATTCAAAGAAATAGTAGATAAAAAGGGCTACAAAGTTGATAGTAAAGATAGAGCAATTTTTGAAAAAGAAGTTGCCAAATCTTACTTTGGGTTAGGTGATGCCGATACTATTGAATTTATCTTATATGATTCAAGTGATAATTTGTTACCACAAGGTGAGAATGGAGATTTAGTTAGATATATTTTTTTAGATGATGCAAATATTACAAAATATTTTATTTTTAGTGAAAATAAATCTAATATAAAAACAAATGGTGCTAGGGAATATATTATTGATACTGAAAAATTAGTAAGAGATTCTGGCTATTCTAATGGTATATTTAAAACTCAAACAACCTTATTAAATAGAAGAGTTGGTTCTGAAACAGTTGATAAGGATAAATTATGGATACATGAAATATCACCATCTCGTACTGAAATCAGAGTTTTACCATTAAAAGATGTTAATGAAAATACAATTGAAGATTTAGATATCAGATTAAATATTTTATTAAAAGATGGTCAATTTAAAGATGATACAATTTATTTTGTAGAACCATTTATACAATCATTAAAAGTAGAAAATATTCTAAAATCATTCTTAATGCAAAAGGGAACGATTGCAGAGGGAGAACAATATAGAAAGTTAATTCAAACCGAATTCAAAATTCAAAATTGGGAAAATTTTATAAATACAATTAGAGAAAAATTAGTTGAGACTACTAAACATTTTATTGGTAATAGAGATACTAATATAACTTCTCTTAACTATGGTAAACCACTTCCTAGTGCAAAACCAATAGAATTATCAATAGTTAAAATAAAAGAATTTATAATTAGTTCACTTATTCAAATTATAAGTTTTTATTTACCTAAACAAGATATACAAGAAGATAATATATTAACAAAAGAAGAACAAATTACATTAGATGCTACTAAAGAGATTTTAAAATCAATAATTAGTTCTAATACAAATGAGACTAATGGTATAGGTAATAAACAAGGAGTAGTTAGAGGATGTACTGATAGAAACGCTAAGAACTATAATCCATTGGCGACTGAATCAGATGGTTCATGTCAATACAATCCAATACCAGATGCAACTCCAATTGAAAAGATTAAAGGTTGTATGGATTCATCTGCTTTAAATTATAATAAATTTGCAGTGATGGATGATGGTTCATGTACCTATGCAGATGTTTCTAAACCAAGAACGTTTACAAAAACATTCTATGTTTGGTCATCTGAAGGTGGAATCCTATTTACTGATGCTGATGGTAATAAACAAACTAATGTATTTGGTAGAGAATATGAATCATTGACAATTACATACCAAATAATAGATTCATTTAGTGGAGATGTAAGAGAAGTACCAAAAATTAGAGAAGTATTGACTACGGGGTTATATAGAGTTTTTAATGATTCATATTATACCTATAATCCATATGGTTATAATGGATATGATTCGTATGGTGGAACTGGATATAATGGATACCAATACTATAATAATAATGGATATAATTATAATAATGGAACATCTGTTCCTATATTTTACAAAGATTCATCCGGTGCACCAGCAACAATACATTCATTATTACCTGGCGAATCAGTAGAAATATGTGCAGTTGAAAATACTATATCTGAAGGACCGAATGTACGAGTTACATTTATAGGTTCATGTGGTGGGGTAACTACACCTACTACCCCAAGCACTCCTATATCAGGCGGCGGTGGTGGTGGTGGAAACACATTTGGCGGAGGAGCAGGATATGATGGTAGTTTCGGTGGCGGTGGAGGCGGTGGGCAGTTCGATACTCAATCATTACAAAATTTTACATAAGTAATAGATAAAATCATATTTATACAAACAAGGATTATAATAAATGGCAGCACCGGCAAATAAAGAATTATTACTATACGATACCTCAGGGAATTTAAATCCAGATGGTGGTTCATTGGGTGCAATGAATGACAACTTTGGTGGAGGTGGTGGTGATATTTCGGGTGGAGGTGGAGGTGGTGGAGGAAATCCAACCTCACCAATATTTGGTTGTACTGACCCGCGTGCTAGTAATTATGATGCATCTGCTACATATAATGATGGTTCATGTACCTATGCACCAACTAACGTATATAATACACAAAATTTAGTAGTTGAAATTGGAATACAATCTAATCCACAAGATGGAATAGTATTGGTAGATGGTGTAATTCAAAATATAAAAACAACACCTACTCAATTAAGTTTTAATCAAAAAGAATTACTTACTCCTAAACAAATAACACTTCAAAAATCAGGATTAGAATCTTCGGATGTTTATAAAGTTTATACTTTAAAAAAAGAAAATAGAAAACAAATCCCGGTAGAAATTCCATTTGATGATGTAGTTGGTTATGAGTTTGAACAAGACCCATCCAATCCAAACGCAGTAATTAGAAGAAAAATAGAAAGACCAAAGGTATATGAAAGTTTAGTATACTTTACTTATTATCAATTAATAGTTGAAAAATTAATTGATGGTAATTTTATTCAACAAAATATATTAGAAGCAAGTACTGAAACTGATGCTGTATTAAGTACTACATTAAAATTTGATTTAAAAACATTTCCAGTACCAATTGACCCACTTCCTGAAGCAGTTGCAAGGATACAAATAAATGGTGATGTTTATCAAAATGATTTAATATCATATCGTGCAACAAATGGTGTAACTGGAAATGTTACATCTGGTAGAACTGAATTTGATTTTTCACCTAGTTCGGGTGGTTATTGTATTGATTTTATTTCAAATGGATTATCTACACAAACACATTCAGTTATATACGAAGTAATTACAAAGGGAAATAGTGTTAAGTATGATAGATTAGATTTTAAATTAGAACCAGGAATTGATAATGTAATAGTTAATGTTTCCGTTTCTAAAAAATCAAATGATAATATACCCCAAGCAGATGCACCTACATTACGAACTGAAGGTATATCGTTTGAATTTAATATAGCAGGTGATAATAATTTAAACATACCATATAATAGTGTTAACGCATCGGAGATTATCTATTCATTAGGTTCTACCCAACGTACACTATCCCCAAATGGTTCAATTGTTTTATCTAAAAACGATTTTTATAATGGTGTTGGTAACTACATAGTTTATTTACAACCTCGTTCGGATAGAGCAGGTAGTGGTCAAACTACAAAGATTACAATTAATGTAGTTAATAAATATTATTTACCAGGACCAGATATTACACATATTAATTATCCGCAGAATATTAAAGGTGCGGATTTTAAAGGATTTAATGTTGATTTTGATATTAGTTGGCAATCAATTAATACAAACTACATTGAGATGTATGTCTCAAAGTATGATAAACAATATGCAATTGGTAAACTATCACCTGCAGGTTTAATTACATTAAATGTAGAAGAGGTTTTAAAGAAAGCACAAAATCAATTTAATGAAGATACTGATAAAGTTCAATTTGAAATTTTATTAGTTCCATTTAATGCAGAAGGCGATGAATTAACCGAAGGTAAGATTGAAAGAATTTCCATTTTATTTGATAAAGGAGATTTAAAATTACGAAGAGGTAGTGTAATTGCCGATATTAGAAGTGCGTTTGAAATTAACTTAGACCAAAAAATATTAGAAGAAGAAATTTCTAAATTTTTAACTCACTATCTACACTTAGGTGATGGTGATAATAAATTAATTGCAACTTGGGGAGTTGATACTGAAACTTTTTCTGAATA